AATCTCTTTGTCTATTTCTCTATTTAATGTAGGCGAAGGAACATTTATAGATTTTGCTTGTTGAAAGAATAATAAATCTGTTGCATAATCTCTGATATTAAATGTGTCTGGATAATTTATTTCGCCATCAAAAGTAGCATTCTGATATTCAGCGTATAATCTAAAAATTTGTTCTTCTGCTAATTGTAAATTATCTGCTTTCTCTGATAATCTTGCATTAAGTAATTCAAATTCTGTTTGTAATGCTATACCTGAACTAACTTGTTGTCTCGTAGTACGTACTGCTCCTGTGTGTGCTATTCTATTTATAGCGTCAACTTTTTTTGAAATAGATTCCATTATTGAGTTAAGATTCTGTCCTGAAGGTTGTAATAAGTATGGTTTTAAATTAGGCTCCATTTCTTCTGGCATTTCTATAACTGCACCTGCTCCTGCACTTGCGTTTACACCTGCAGTTTTTACTAATGAAGGGTGGTTAGTTAATCTGATTAATTGTTCTATCTCAGAATATTCATTATAAATTGCTCTTTGAAGGTCTGCTAAATCTACAAGGTCTGATTGACCAATCCCCCTCTTATGCGATTTGGAATTGTATAAAATAACTGCTGGTATTTTGCCAATCAGGTTCTCGGCAGTATCTATCAAAACAGGTTCGGTTCTTTCGTCTTCTACATATATGGTATCTACTTTATCAGGATACCAAATACGCATATAAGTTCCGCCCTTTCTATCTACTTCTTCTCTAATCTTTAAGTAGCTTAAAACATACTTTCCATTCGGTTGTCTTTCAAAGTTCCAATCTAAACAATTTTCTGGAGTTACTGTAGATATGTATGGTCTAATTTCTTGATTGAGTTCTTCTGCTCTTGTTCTTGTTAATACGTTTGGTTTATCTAAAATTAAAAATACGTGGCCATAAATAGAAGCATAGTTTTGTGCTTGTTTAATAACACTATTAAAATTATTCCCATCTAAATCTGCGTCTCTTAAAAAAAATTGTAGAGATGCTTCATCTGACATAGCACCAAAATCACGACTTGCTTTTACTCTAAAAAGGAAAGATGAATAAATTTGAATAATATTTTTACAATGATTATCACAAGGCGTGTTAGCTAACCTTTGATTAAACTCGTTATCTAATTCAAGATTGTATCTATTAAGATACTGACCAATCATATAATCGTAACCACCATTGTAGCTACGAATATAATATTCCCAATTTTTAGAATTTTCTTGATAATCTTTATGTACTGCTAATGCTGAATCTCTATTATACGCCATATTGTTTCTGTTTCATATTCCATCTTTGTGGTTTAAAATCCATTGGTCTAGCAACTAAAGGTTTCACGATTTCTACGAGATATCCGATGCTGTCATTCATATGGTCATATCCACTCTCTTTATCTGGAATATTTGTGTTTTCCTTGTATATCTGTCTTTGTAACCCACGAATAATAATTTTGCAAGATGGATTAACAAAAATATATCTTTTATTTTGTGCTGACTTTAATCTTGAATTGACTGCGTTTATCCTATCTCTTACAGGGCTGTGTCTTGCTTTACACTTAACTGTGAATCCTGCGTTTTGTAAAATAGACAAGTCTGTTCTTCCTCCTGCACTTGTTTTTCGCTGTCTACAAGCAGGGTCTGGATAAACAAAAATTTTAATTTTACTACCATATCTGTTTTTTATTTCTTCTACCATTTCATCAGTATTAGATGAATAAATAACTATTTCATCAACAAAATGTATTATATCTTTGTCTATCTGAGCAACTGAAGCACTCATAGGGTCTACGTTAAAGTCTAGTCCTATGTGTAAAGGTTTACTCCAATCTATTTCTTTCGGTTTAACATTTTCGACAGGGTGAAAGTTGTAATATACTGACCCTGCATAATTTTCAAATGAGCCTTCGAACTCTTGTCTAAAAGTTCTTATATCAACATCTTGTTTTGCTTGTTCTAATTCTTCTTTCGATACCATACCCCCTTCTAAAGTTGTATACTGAAAACTATCCCACTCAGGGTCTAACTTACCTTTCTCATACATTCTATAACTCCAATTACCATAACCTTTAGGTGAACCACACATTAGAACGTGTCCTTCTGTATCTGCTATTGCGGCCCTTAAAACTTCAGTCCAAGCCTTTTCCTCGATATCTGCGAACTCGTCTAAAATTAAAAAATCTAAACCTACACCTCTTAAAGCATCGTAGTTCTCACAACCTTTTAATGAAATAATACTTCCTGTTTTTTTTATTCTTATTGATAAGTTACTTTCATTGATCACATCTACCCAATTAAACTGATGAAGCATATCTTTTAATTGAGACCAAGCTATCTCTCTAGCCATCTTAAATGTTGGTGCTACATACCAGATTTTTTGCTTTACCTTAGTTGCATATTTCATCATTTCACTAATACACAAAAAAGTTTTTCCGAATCTTCTACCTGAAACTAAAACTCTGAATCTTTTATTTGATGTGCTTACTTGATACTGGGGTTTTGTTAGCTTTATCTTCATAACACCAATATCTTACTAAAACTCCATTCTCATTAACACCTTTTTCAAAACGATCCACATAAGCAATAGTCTCAACTGCTCCTGCTCTTACACAGTCCGACCATTTATTGTATTTTTTTAATTCTACAGGTGTAGAGCAGTTTCCATAGATAGCTGAACATAATTGAAATATTAAGACCCATTCCATTTTTTTTTGCTCCTAAAATATTTTCTGCGTACTTGCTTTTGCCAAGTCCATATAGATATTTTAGATGCAATTTTGCTTATTGCTGTTAATACCCAATCTATCATTGTTATGCTCCTACACATCACGGATATTTATATAAATCCTTTATAAGTTTATCTTTAGAACGAAGAACTTTTCTTAAATTTTTAATCTCTTGAAAATATAATTCTTTCGCTTTCTTTTCTTTATCTATCTCTATGTCTTTAATGTCAATGAGAGTTTTTAGCGTATCGACCTCTTTTTTATGTATTTCGATTTGAGCCTCTAAATCTTGAGGTCCTTTTCCTTTTGTATCTAATTTGGTTTCTGCTAATGGTTTGAGTAATTCTTTTTCTTTGTCGTTATAATCTTTTATCATCTGCTCATTGATATTATCTTCAATATCTTTTTTGAACCCATATAAATTTCTGTCTCTGCTTTAATTTTTTTACAAGAAAATTGTACTCTTTCAGGCCGAACTTGTCTCTCAGCTATCCTTTTAGATTTTAAACAATCACTCATCTTTTCTTTGTAGGTGTGCTCTATAACATCACCTTTAAGCATCATTAGTAAAGCTACGACTGTTTCAATCATTAGTGTCCGTTCTTTCTTACTTTATCTTTTATCTTTTCTATTGAATCCATAACTCTATCCATATCTTTTTGCAATCTTGTTATGTTAGTTTGATTATTTCTCATAGATTTAATTTCTGTTTGTATATCTTCTACGTCAGAAAGCAAATCTTCTATTAGTAAAAATTGTTCTGAATCAGCAGGTAAGCTACCCATCTCACCTCTTGGCCATTTGATTCTAAATTCAGTATTCTTCTCAACATCAGATAACATTAATTTACCATTTGTTTCAATGATGTTTAGTCTTTCAATAATGCCAAAATAAGCCCATACACTCACAGCGACTGCTATGATTATGCTGACTAAGTTTTTAATACTTAGGTCTATTCCAGAATCCTCTCGGACTTTTAATGGTTTCATTAACGATAACCTTTAACTATCCAACTTAGAATCTTTCTAAAATATTTTTTTATATTCTGAATCCACTTCTCCACGCTCTTATACTCCAATATGCAGGGCTTAAAGACTTTTGACCTCTAACCTTTTTCAACACTCCGCCCATACGAGCCATAAAACTTCTCTTTCTCGCAGGAATGTTTTTTTTGATCCGCATTGTCTTAGACCCAAAGTTAATTTTTTGAACTCTACCTGTTCTACGATTTCTCACGAACACTTTAAATTTACCAACATCACCTCTCATTGGTTTATTTAATTGTACAGTTCGACCTCTATATTTAGCCACTAGTATTTACCCCACATATACAGCATAAAGCACACACCAATTCCTATATACCAAGCCAAACTTTCCGTTAAAGTCCACTCCATAGTTTCTATTAGCATTTATTGAGGCTCATTACCACCACAAATATAGCCTATAACTCTCTTACCCTCGTACTTATGAATATAGATATTTTGATTAGTAAAAGGTTTATATTTCCTATTTTTTTCTATCGCTACGTTAGAATGATACCAACTTGAACAGCTTTCACCACTTGGTATTTCGAAAGTATCCATCTTAATATCACCCCAAAATGTAATAAATAATAATGTAATTATAACAGGTTTCATCTTTTAAAAAATCTTGGTCGCCATTTATTACAAGTATAATTATCTTTTACACCATTAGTCCTATATACACCGCAATAGCTTCTTCTGTTGCTATACATAGCACATACACCACAGGCCTCTCTACTCAATGATTTTCTGAAATCTTGTGGTAACTTGTAAGGTATGAAACTACCATCTGAATAAAAATTAGGTCTTTTCATTTTCCCTGACCCCTGTAGCG